ATTAAAAATTGAATTTCTTCTAATGACGGATTTTCAAACAAACCTGTTAAATAATCTACTAATCCTTTTACTTTTGCTTTAAGTTTTTCAATATTTTCTTCTGAAAAGAAACCTAAAATTTCTGCTTTTAATGCTTCCATTCTACCAACAATTTGATTTTGCACAAAACTACGAATTTCTCCCATGATTCTTTCTGGGCTAAAGTTTTTTATAAAATCTTTTACTTTATTTACAACACCTTCAATAACAGATTCAATTTTTTCTTTTAAAGCTTCAAGTAATGCTTTAACTTTTATTTTATCAAATAAAGCTTTAATAGGATCTTCAATATTTCTAATTTTATTGATAAAAGCTACTGCTTCTTGAATTAATGCGCCAATTGATCCAATTAGATTAAAGAAAGCATCAATAGCACCGAAAATATTAGAAAAAAGAGAACAAAATCCTCCCATAATGCTATCAGTAAAATCGCCTCTATAATAATTATCTAATTGTTTGGCAAATCCTGGTCCATTAGCATTACCGGCGTCAATTGCTCCAACAGGCGTAAGCAAACTTACAGAAAGAAAATCTGCATATTCTACTGCAAGAATTGGTCCTTTTGTTAACCTATGGGCTAAATATTCATTTTCATTTAATCTAATATAAGGTCTTTTTAAGAAATCATTATTTAAGGAGTTTAATGACTCATAAAATGTAGTTTGTCCATACCTATTAATAGCAGTAATTAAAGGATTTGCTGTTTCATCCTGAATAGTATTAACAAATTCTTCTTGAAACACATCAGCTTGCTCTAACGCGTATTCACCGTTAGGTTTAATAGTTGGGCCTCTTTGAATCGCGTTGCGTTCTTCAATAGGGCGCAAACATTCTCTACATAATGGTTTTCCAGGACTACATGTACATGCCATTATACGCCTCCATTTCCGCCAGGACCAGCTGGTCTTGCTTGACTCGCCGGAGTTTGTTGAATTCTTGTTAATACTGCTCTAAATGAGTCAGTTGATGTGAGTGTTGTATTTAATCCATCTCCTTCATAACGGCTTTGGCCTGCATTATCGCCAGTTAACACTGGTAGTGATGCCCATACATTAGCAAGTCTATTACCAAATTGGTTAACAGTTAATTCACCTCTCATAAAGGCTTCTAAGCCTTGCTCTTCCATTAGAGTAATTGCAAGTTTATCTTGGTTAACTGGGTTAAACAAATCACTCTTAGATAGTCCAGCTCTTGAATACAACGCTTGGCTTTCTGACCATCCTGGTGGTGGACTCCACGGCCAAGATTCTCCAGTTGTTCTATTAACCTGTCCTTGCTGACCTGTATTATATCCACGCAATGTAGGTTCGATAATTTGATATCTGCCAGAAGCTTCAGAATCACATAGATGGTCAATACTATCCATCCAATCTAGAAGTTCACCAATAGTCAGTTGAGTAATTGGTCTTGCTGGATATAATGATCGATCAACAGCCCAAACAATATCATCGTATCCATCACTTTCAATATTGCCAATAAAATCTAAAAGAGGCGTAACTGCAGATTGCGTTGCTGCAGAAACATTAGCAATGTTTGCACCGGAATTGCTGCCAGTATTTCCACCAGTACCGCCACTGCCCGCACCGCCTACACCATCTACACCACCATGATCACGAGCAGTATATCCAGAACTTCCGACTGCATCAGGCGGATCTGAAGGTTCTACAGATGTATTTTTAGCTGGAGGCTCCGGAGCAACAACTTCTCCTTCAACAAGGCCACCTTCTGCCGTAGTTGCTGCAGGATCAGCAGCAGAGGCACCTTCTGCTTCTCCATTCGCCATACTAACATAATCGTCAATCGCTACATTAGGTCCGTAAACACTTAATAATCCACCAGAACCAACTTGTAATTTTGCAGTACCATATAAGTTAGCATCACTTGTTCCAGTGATATATAATTCTTCGCCAAGAATATTCATGGCTCCAGTTGATTCCATATTAAGATTTTCTGTTTTAAAATGAACATCTGTAACTTCTGCCCAAAGTTTTGGTGTTTTAATAAATGCACCTTGACCTGATAATATTTGTGCTTCTTTAGCAGCTTTAATTACCATAGTACCAACATTAGCTTCCATTTTAAGGTCGCCTGCGCGGAGTTGCATTTGTTCTGAGCCTTGCATGGTCAATTGGCCACCGACAGAATAAAGCGCATTACCGTGAACAATCTGCTGATAATCACCCATAATTTCTTCTGTCTTATTACCTTTTACGTAAACATGAGAATTGCCCTGAATTGTAACATAACTACCAGAGCCAACATAAACATGTTGTCTTCTATCATTAATTTCATACTTATCAGAAACTGATTTGTGAGTTGTAGTACCTCGTGTATCAATTTGAACAAATGAACCAGATTTATGATAAACCATAATTCGTTCTGCACCAGGCGTGTCATCTAATTCTATTGTATGGGCAGCCGTTTCTATAACTCTATTATATGGATATTGCGCATTATATGCAGAACTCGGTTCTTCCCAAAATGCTTCATCAAGTCCACCAACTCTATTTTCACGTCTTCTATTCATTTCTTGCGCTAATACATAAGTTTCTTCTACATATTCACCTCGGGCCAGACGAGAGTTTCTTGGTTGTCCAATATCTTCTGGTCTAGATCCCTGCGCTAATATTTCGCCATCTCTTGGAGGAATACGGCCAAATCCCCTATCTTCTGGCTGAATACCTTCTAAATGTTGAGTTGGAATTAATCCTAAAATCATAGGTTGTTGCGCATCACGACCATCTAAAAATACACCAAACACCCATGAATTTAATCTTGGAACATTATTAGGATTATAATCTCCTTGTACAACAATAGCCCAAGGTAAATCATCAGTTGGAATATCTTGATTTGTACCATGAACACCAAAAGCGCGCACTTTGCAGCGGCCTTCTCTACGAGGATCTACATTATCTTCGATTATTCCAATAAAAAATAGAGGATTTTTAATTCCTACACCTTCATGCATTATGTTGTACTCCTCGGCGCGGATGGTGTTTGCGGATTTGCAATATTACTTCTTGCGCTCCAATCAAATTTAACTAGTCTTAAAGACGTTTCTAAAACACCTTCTGCAAACGTATGGTTTGTTGCTTTCACTAAATATCTTCCAGATATGATGTTATCGTCAACAGAAGAAGAAACACCATCAAAATTCTTAAATGTTAAATGAACGACTTTTCCTGGTCTAATATCTAATCTACCTTTTAATGATACCGCAATAATAGTATTATTTAAGTGATGATAATATGAAACTCTATTATGAAAAATTTGTGTAAGATTTCTGTCATTAGCTAAAGGACTCGGTGTGTCTCCATTACTTTGATAATCTTTAAAGATCATAAATCTTCTTGCATTATTTTCAGTAAAAGTCGCGGCTCTAAATTCTGCAGTATGCGGATTTGTTTCCTCAGAACGAGGAGCTCCAGTCATATCAATATAACGAGCATCGTCATAATTAAATTTACTAATATTTAATGTACCTCTAACCAAATCTATTTCAGTAACTTCATTTCTATAAGAACCAGAGAAAATATCTGTAGACGTATCGATACCTTTGCTTACAATTTGCATTTGATCTATTCTCATAATTTGAGAATCAAGATCTTCTGTAGTAAATGAACCAACAGGAGAATAATGCAAATATGTAACATCAGAATCACGTAATCCAGTTAAGAAATATTCGTCAGAACAAAAATAGAAATCTTCTACTGTTTCAAAAAACTTATAACTTTGAGAAGCCGTTTCTGGATTAAATCCACGAGATGCTGCAAAAAATAAAGCTTCTGAAGAAGATAATCTAGGAATAATTAATTTTTGTATACCAACAGTCGGTTGAATATGAATACTTCTTTCGGGTGTTTGGTTATTCAAAGGATATCTTGCAGTGGCAAATGGTAATGTTTTTGAACGATCATCTCTATCTAAATAATCAGCTTGACCGATTGGCCAATAATATTCGTTAAATATTCTTTTTACAATATCATAAACAGGTCTATTATAAGCTTTTGTAATTTTAACCAAAGAACCATTGTATGTTACATCTGAAACAAAATGCAATTTATATGTTACACCATTAGATGTTGGTGTTGGAATAATATCAGTAACCTTATGTACTCTTGCATTTAATTTAATTTCAGTACCAAGGTCAAATGATTTAATCCATAGTTCTAAAGATTCTTCACCTCTTATTGGCAATGAATCTAAAACACCAGCATTATCACGCACAGACATAGTACCACTCCATGAAGCAGTGTCCATAGATTGGTCGATCGAAACAACACCAATAAACGTACCAGTAATATCTCTTTCAGAACCGTTGAAAGATTTAAGAACTGCTTTAGTTATTTCTGCTATAGCTGGATTATTTTCACTCATTATCTACTTCTTATTTTTCTAGAAAACTCTGATGTAATAATAGGAAGATACGCTTTATCAATTAAGAATATTTCTTTTTTATTTTCGTTTTCCATAGATTCTTGATCGTATACTTTCCATGCTATCCATTCGTCTGGAATAATACGCTTAATAATAATTTTACGTCCTTGTTCTGTGCGCAAAATAACTCTATCTTCTTTACGAAGATAAATTGTTCTGAAAGATTCAGGTGCTAGTTTTACAATATCTACTGCCATTTAATTAGACCTCTTTATAATAATAAATGATGTTTTCACCATTATCTTCTTTGGTCCATTCAACAATCTCTTCACCAACTCGACCAGATTCGGTGCCATATTTTTCTATTAAATATCTATTGAAATCATATTCTGCCATTGGCCATTGATGATATGGATCGATAATATTATTAGACATATAAACTAACCAAGTATAATCTGTGGATCCATAATAGAGATGTGCAATATCTTCTGGTCTTTGACCT